AATGTCGTTCGTGGAACCCTGGCCTGTAAGGATAAGTCCTTCGGAGTCCGTGTAACCAATTGCGGCGTTGTCTCCTGCTGCTGTATCACCGTCCGCGTTCAACGTTGCTGCTGTCAGATCTCCAACAACGTCAACATTAGTTGTACCAGTAGCAACAGTTAGTACAGCCGCGTCAGCATCATTCTTGATCGTTATGTCTGACGTGCTTCCTTGCCCCGTCAGGATAAGCCCCTCGGCAGAGGTGTATCCCATTGCCGCGTCATCACCAGCAGCAGTATCGCCGTCAGCATTAACGGTTGAAGCGGTAACATCGCCGACGATATCAACATTAGTTGTGCCAGTAGCTATCGTTAAAACTGCTGTATCGGCGTCATTCTTAATCGTTATATCGGAAGTACTTCCCTGCCCCGTAAGGATAAGTCCTTCGGCAGAGGTCCATCCCATTGCCGCGTCATCACCAGCAGCAGTGTCGCCGTCTGCATTAACGGTGGAGGCTGTAACATCTCCTACGATATCGACAGCCGTTGAGCCAGTAGATATCGTTAAAACTGCTGTGTCGGCGTCATTCTTAATAGTCACGTCATTGGTTGAGCCTTGCCCCGTCAGGATAAGCCCCTCGGCAGAGGTGTATCCCATTGCAGCGTTGTCACTAGCAGCCGTGTCTCCATCCGCATTAACGGTGGAAGCGGTAACATCGCCAACGATGTCAACATTAGTCCCCCCAGTTGCTATCGTTATTACGTCAGCATCGGCGTCATTCTTAATAGTCACGTCATTGGTTGAGCCTTGCCCCGTCAGGATTAATCCTTCAGCGGAAGTATAACCAACTGCTGCTTTATCTGAAGCAGCGGTATCTCCTAATGCGTTAAACGTACCACTGGTAGTAACATCTCCCGTGGCCGTAATTGCACCTGAAGTTGTTAAAGTTGCTAAAGCAAGATTAGAAAGTGCGTCTGCTACAGCCGCGCCAGACCCCGCACCATCGCAATACACTATTGCGGACTTTCCGTTCTCCACAGTTATATTAGCACCAGTGCCTTGCGATAGAATAACGGAATAGGGTCCACTTGATCCTGAATCAGTTGTAGCATTGATGATAATAAAATAAGCCGTGGTGGTATTAGGGGCTATCGTAACGGTATTGTTTGCGCCTAACGCTCCCGTAAATTTAACGACTCTAAACATTCCATCTTGAAGATTCTCGGTTCCTGAACCAGGAGAAGCTTCACGAACTGTCAGGGTGTGGGTTGTTCCAGATAGAGCAACCGCTTTGTAAGAAGCAATTCGATCTAGCAAATCTAGATTATGGTTTGTGGTGGTTCCCCATGCCCCAGATTGTTCCCCAGAGCCAATCTTTTCGATGCCATAGTTTGTTGTATATGAAGATGCCATGACCTTATTCCTATGCGGCTATTTCAGACCAGTCTGGGGTTTGTGATGTACTAACCTCAGACCAACTTGGGGTTTGTGATGTACTTATTTCGGACCAATCCGGTGTTTGCGAGGTATCTATGACACTCCAGACAGTTGCATTGTTCACCAAACCTTCAGCAGATACTCCCTCAACTGAGATTGTATGGTTGATTTGAACTGAACCTATACCACTTGCGGCAGATACTCCCGTAGGCGAAAGAATAGCGTTAGTCAGAATTGTAATTGAGCCAGTACCACTGGCGGCAGAAACACCTGTTACAGAAACTATAGCCTCTCCTGATATAGAGGGGGAGCCTACAGCACCGGCGGCAGAAACACCTGTGACTTCAACTACTTTAGGAAGACTAACGGTAACCGAACCTACGGCACTGGCGGCAGAAACACCTGTGACTTCAACTGGAATCGGGCCATTCCAAGGCCCTGAGTTCCAGGTGCTTCTATCCCAACCAGTAATTAGAGCCATTAGGCAATCCTAATAATCGCGTTATTGGCATCGTTTGCTGGAAACTGAATAGTAAAGTCTCCGGCGCTAGAAGATTTATCCCCACCAAAATTGATGACTGCAACAGCAGGATCAGCGGCATGATTTGTGGTCGAACCCGTACCAGCGGAACTTAAAGTGCTGTTATAAATCAGCGCCCCACGAGCATCAGTTATAGTGGAAGTAGACCAAGTACTATCAGCAAAATCCAAAAAAGACGTGGGTACAGAGCTGCTATTGTCTGCTAGGCCGAGAGTGACACTGGCCAACGAATTTCCGCCGGCAGTGTAGTTTGTGCCGCTAACCTCATTGCTGGTTGTATATCCTGTAGTATCAGCATCAATAGAGGCGCTATTCGTGAACATAGCTATTTTGAAGGTGTCCGCTGAAATTGCACTGGAGCCCGTTCGCGTATGAGGGGTCCAAAAATGGATGCCAGCTAGTATTTCTCTCTTAAATGTCCCGCACATCGCGGAAGATCCAACTGCCATTACAGCCTCCTTATAATCTCGGCCAAATCATCGTGGCCCTGCTTCTTCATAAGAGCCCAAATGGTGGTACGTTCACTTTGGGCCATCCTTTTCATATAAAAGATTAGTATTTCCTTCAATCTTTCTCTATGCGCTACCGCTTGATCTCGTATGACGGGAGGCGCATCCCTTGAGACAACCATTATTTTGTTTAGCGCCATTTCTGCTATTTCTTCTGCCGAATGGCCCCTGTTCTTGGACGTAAATACAATAGGATCTTGAACCCCACCCTGACTTTGACTGTCTAGCATTAGGCCACATCTCTCCTGAGACGGTCATATCGATACTGATCTCTAGTTTGCAACCCTTCTCCCAGATTCTTCATCCATTGTAGCGCCTCTTGGAATCGAGAATTATACAGTTGAAGAAGATCGTTTTCCCCCTTCATGAAGGTATAGGCCTCTACGAGGCTACCATATAACAAAGCTAATTCTGCGTTCGTTCCTAGATAACTCGTTCCATCGCCACTCGCGGTGATCGAAGTGGGACGATAAAAATAATGAACTTCCATCGTGTAGTTAGTGTCAGGCGTAGGTGCCAACAAAAAGGTCTCGTTGTCCCAGTCCGCGTAATACTTAGGCGTACCAGTGGTAGCCGGATTGGGAGTGTAATCCTGCAAAGCAGTCACTTGCTTATAAAGAAGAAACTCTTTGCTCGAGGAATTGATGACGCTTAAGGAGTTTTGAGAAAGAAAATCCGTGGGCTTCGAAAGATACTGGTTTCCAGAAGATGCCGATCCCTGAGAGGATCTCCTAAAAACATCAAGTTGGCACTCCTTCAAGATACGTTCTTCAGAATTGATAATGAAGCGAGACAACTGATCTACAAAAGTTGTCTCCGTATTTTGCGTGTAATCTTGGATAGCTGTTTTTAAGGTTGTAAATGTAAAAGCCATCTTATGCGCTCACTGTTACGGGTCCAGCGGAAGAAAACCCACCGCCTCCACGGATACTTCCAGAGGTTGCGGTGCCACTTCCAGACGTAAAGCTGTATCGATCATCATCCACCTTAGTAATGGAGAACCCATCCCCATCCTCAAGGGCGGCTGCCGTAAACCCATCAAAGGGTTCTACCTTCCTAAATCTCACAGTATCTCCTGTGCTACGGCCGTGACCGGGTTCCGTAACGGTAATTACAGCAGATCCACTAGCGCCAGATTTAAAAGCATTAAACGGAAGCAAAACTTCCACGGCGGGTTCTACTCTAGCGGGGCGACTAACACGCAAAGCTTGAGGGTCCGCAAGTACCCGGCTAGGTTCTAGTTGAGGTTGCTTGGATTCATATTCATCTGGCCCAACGAGACTACCGTTCCATTCCAGAATCATTGACCGAAGAGGATAGGCTCTTCCAGATCGGTCTGAAATTCCTAGTGCGTATTTTCCAGAAGCAAAGCGGGGCATTAGGCTATGCTCAGAGACGAGTAGGACGGAACTAAGCGAAGAGCCGTTCTCTCCCCGTCTTCAGATGCGGCTCTCTGAAACTCTTCTTCATATATATCTTTCAGAAGGCCTATCCTTTCTGGAGCCTTTTTGACAGATATATAGTACGCCAGCCCAGCTATAAGACAGGGGAGAAACCTGAAAGGAACATCCGCTGTATCAACTCCAGCATCAGCATCTTCTATTCGCCTGATTCTATAGTAGATGAGCTCGTCTGTTGAATTTTCGGGAGAAGGCCACAAGGTTATCGTGGGGG